ACCGCGTCGTTCGGCGCAGATGGGTTCCTGAACCGCTGAGCGAAGGTTCGCTCGCGTATTGGGGAAGGCGCGAGCGCAGATGGCTGGGGGGTCGGACGCTTCGGGCTTCGGTCCGTAGCACGTCGGCCCCCCAGCCTTTGTCTGAAAGGGGAACGGGATGGAAGCGATGGAGCAGATGAAAGAGGAACTGGAAGCCGCCGCACACCAGGCCATCGCCACGCTGCAGGCCGGTGCGGAGGAAGCGATGAAGACCGCCGTCACCGCCCTGCGGGACAAGTGCAACGAGTTCCTGGGCGAAGGCGAAGCACCGCCCGAAGCCACGCAGCTACCCGCTGAACCCACCGGGGAGTAGCCTCATGCCGTGGCTGTGACCACGGCGTACCGCGATGCCTGGCAGGCGGTCCGACCCGACATCGACCGCTGGCTGAAGCTCGCCCGAGGCACGTACGACATCCGCGCCGTCCACCTGTTCGCTGACATCCAGGCGAAGGTGGGCGACACCATCCGTGAGGCGCTGGACGCCGAAGGGCTGTCGGCGTTCGACCGCGAACGTGTCGTGCTGGACACGCTCAGGCGCTTCCGCCAGGCGGCGGCGCTGACGGGCACCCCGGCGACCGACGACATCATCCGCGACCAGATGCAGCGAGCGATGGGCGTGGGTGCCGCGCGCGCGTCCACGACCGTCACGACCCTGGACCTGCAGCGTCAGCGGGCAGAACTACTTTCGGGATTCACCGAGGCCGGCGCGTCGAACTGGACGTGGAAGGCACGGCTCGACCCGAAGACGTGCGCGTACTGCCTGTCGATGCACGGGCGGTCGTTCCCCATCGGGACGCAGATGCTGAGCCATCCGAACTGCCGCTGCCTGCCGGTGCCGGACGCCATCCCACAGAGCGGCTGGGGATGGCTTCGTCAGCAGGCCCGCGAAGTGCAGGACCGCATCCTGCACCCCCTCGTCGCACGCGCCTGGCGACAGGGCAGGCTAACACCCGAAGTCATCGTGGACATGACGAAGCGGAGGCGGCGACCGCTGCGCGACCTGGTGCCGTGGCTGCGCCGGAACACCCGCTTCCCGGCGTACCGAAGGAGGCGCTGATGGCGAAGCTGACCGCACGGGGGCGCAGGCGGCTGAAGAAGTCGTCCTTCGGCCTCCCTGGGCGCAGGGCGTATCCCATGCACGACCGGTCGCACGCGGCGAACGCGAAGGCGCGAGCGAAGCAGCAACTGAACAAGGGTCGCCTGTCGCGGTCGGCGTACAACCGAATCGTGGCCAAGGCGAACCGGAAGCTCGGCAAGGGCGGGACGCGCAAGCGGAAGTCCACGCGCCGCCGTCGCCGTCGCTGATGCCCTTCAGGTCGGCCCGGCAGCGGGCGTACCTCTGGCGACACCACCCTGAAATCGCACGTCGCTGGACCCGCACGTACGGCAGCGGCGTCCACCGCTCTCGCAAACGCAAGCGTGGTCGAGTATCGTCACGCCGTCGAAGACGCAGGAGGTAGGCGTGGCACCCGACGAAGACGGCACAGGGGTAGGTACCCCACCGGAACCACAGACCGGCTCCACACCGCCAGCACCCGAAGGCGGGACCCAGCCAACCGGCACCGCACCAGATGGAAGCCCCGAGGCTGAACTGGCACGCGCCAGGTCGGAAGCGCAGCGGTTCCGCAACGACCTCCGCGAAACGAAGAAGGAACTGGCCGCGCTGAAGAAGGCGGACCAGGACCGGACCGACGCGGAGAAGACCGAGCTTCAGAAGATGCAGGACCAGGTGAACCGTCTGACGACGGACCTCTCCTCGTCCGACAGTCGTGTGAAGGACGCCTACTTGGAAGTGGCGGTCGTGAACGCGGCGACGAAGCTCGGCATCGTTGACCCGGATGCTGCCTACCGGCTGCTGGACAAGCGACAGGTGGAGTACGACGGGGACCGCCCGACGAACATCGACGCCCTGCTGACCGCATTGGTCGAGGCCAAGCCGTACCTGAAGGCCCCGACCAAGGGTGGCGGCGGTGGCCCGACCCCCTCCACCACGCAGCCAGCGACCGGTGGGAAGAAGCCGCTGACGCGGGAAGACGTGGAGCGCATGTCCAGCGAGGAAATCAACGAACGCTGGGACGAAGTGCAGAAGGTCTTGCAGGTCAAGTAGTCCCGGCCTGACGCTGGAGGGGGTACCGAATGGCCATCACGAAGGCCATCCCCGAAGTATGGGCAGCGCGAATCTTGCAGGCGCTGCTCGATGAGCACGTCTTCGGTGGTCCGCAGGTCGTGAACCGGGAGTACGAGGGGGACATCTCCGAGTACGGCGACACGGTTCACATCATCGGGGTGGGCAACGTCGCCATCAAGGACTACACCCGAGACACCGACATCGCGCAGCCCGACGCGCTGACGGACAACGAGCAGTTGCTCGTCATCGACCAGGCCAAGTACTTCAACTTCGCCGTCGATGACATCGACCAGGCGCAGACTCGTCCGAAGCTGATGGACGAAGCTGCGCGGACCGCAGCCTGGGGACTGCGGGACAAGTCGGACGAGTACCTGGCAGCGATGATGTGGGCAGACACCACGAACGTCGTCGGTGGCGCGGGAGTGCCAGCGGCGAACGGCGGGGCGTACGACCTGCTGGTGGACATCGGGGTTGTGCTTTCGACCGCGAACGTCCCCGACACCAGCCGGTTCGCCATCGTTCCGCCTGCGTTCGAGGGGTTCTTGGTGAAGGACGACCGGTTCATCCACGCCACGACCAGTGGTGACGAAGTGCTGCGGAACGGACGCATCGGCCGAGCGGCGGGGTTCGACATCTTCAAGTCGAACAACGTCGGCGCTGGGCGCGTCCAGGCCGGGCACCCGATGGCCACGGCCTTCGCCGAGCAGCTTCTCGAAACCGTGCCCTACAGCCCGGAGCGGCGTTTCGCGGACGCCCTGAAGGGCCTGTACGTGTACGGCGGCAAGGTCGTGCGAGGCTCCGCGCTCGCGCACGCGACCTTCACGTAGGAAGCAGGAGGCCAGGGTTGGGGGACGGCAGATGACAGACGTTCAGATGCCGTCCCCCGTCCTGACCAGCGACGACCCTCTCCTGCGGCACATCGCCCGCCTGGCCGGTGCGACGTGGACCCCTGCCGGCGAGTTGGAGAACTGCAACGGCCTGCTGGTGGAAGACCTGAAGTCCGCGTGCTACCAGGCGCGGGACGAGCTCGCGGGCCTGACGGCTATCCAGACGGGGGACATCATCCACGCCGACCGCGACGGGTGGTCGCAGGACACCCTCGTCGCTGACCAGACGGACCAGGTGCTAGACCTGGACCCCGACCGGTCGCAGCCGGTGTTCGGCGTGTTCGCGGAGGCCGGTGCCACGCTGGACGCTTGGGATACGGATGTCCGGTACATCTACGGGTACTCGTACGACATGCACCTGGCGGCAGCCATCTTCTGTGACATGTGGGCCTCGGCGCTGAAGACGCAGTTCGACTTCAACGACGGGACGGGGAACTACGCCCGGAGCCAGAAGTACCAGCAGGTCCGCGACACCGAACGGTCCCAGCGGTCGAAGGCTCGGGTGCAGGTGGTGGTGCTGGAACGCGCCGACACGTCGCGCGCGCCGGGCAACATCCACGAGTGGTTCCAGAGGCTCGGGAATGGCTAGCAGTGAAACGACACTGGACGCCTGCGACATCGCGGGAATCGAGGAAACCGTCGCCGGTACGCTCGATACGACCGCTACCTGGCTGCGTCCTGACCGTTCCCCGGACGACATGGGAGGCCAGAACACCACCTGGCGCGAAGTGGACGACGACCTGCCGTGCCGCCTGAACGCGCAGCGGCTGCGGTACGAGGTCGTGCAGGACCGCGTAGTGACCATCACCGCCGCCGACGTGACCGCCGCCCGTGACACCGCGCTGCAGATGGGCGACCGCCTCGTCATCGACGGGAACGTGTGGCACGTCGATGGGGTCCCGGTGACGAAGCGCGGGGCGCTGTCGGTGGGCGTGACCCTGGTGAGGCCGTAGTGGACATCAACATGACCATCCACCAGAAGAACCGCATCGGGAACGTGGCGACCGCGGTGCGCCGCACGAACGACGAACTCATCGACTCGGGGCTGTCCGAACTGGTGGACATCATCCGCAAGTCGATGAAGATGCCGAAGTCCGGGCGCATGTACGGAGCGCATCGGGCATCCGCGCCCGGCCAGCCACCGGCCATCTGGACCGGTCAGTTGTACGCCTCCATCAGCAAGCAGCGCACCGGCCCGACTTCCGGCGCGGTGTACACGGGCGTCGAACACGCCCGGTACTTGGAGTACGGGACGCACAAGCGCGGGAAGCTGCGGCGGTCGAAGACGGGGCAGTTCCTGGGTGGGCACATCGACGCCGGGATGAGGCCCCGTCCGTTCATGCGCCCTGCGGCGCGGAAGATGCGCCTGAAGTGGAAGGTGATGTCGCAGGAGCGCCTGGCCGTCGTCATCCACCGGGCGGCACGCGGATGAGCGTCGAGGCCATCGGCGTCGAACGCTGGCTGACCTACCTGCTGGGCTACATGGGCATGCCGGTGTGGGGCGACCAGGCTCCCGACGACACGCCGTACCCGCTGGTCCTGTTCGCCAAGTTGGACGGGTCCGACCTGAACGGACTGTCGAACCCGGCTGGGCGAGTGAAGGTGACGCTGGACTACGCGGTGCGCGTGTACGCCGAAACGCGGTCGTGGAACGACCTGGAAGCGAAGGCGAGGGAACTGGACACCTTGCTGCAGGGGGCGAAGGGCCTGGACCCGGACGGCAAGGTCATGGTCCTATCCTCGGTGCGACAGGAACCGCTGCTGGACAGGGAAACGCTGGACGGCGTGACGTACGCCTTCGCGGGCGGCGTCTACCGAATCGAGGCACAGGGGGTCTGACATGGCCGAACGGTCAACCGCATCACAGCTAACGTCCCTCGCGGTTCAGACCGCGCCGGGAACCGCTGGGTCGCCGACGAAGGTGCTGGGCGCAGCGGGCATCGCGTTCCAGCCGCAGGTCGAGACTCGGACCATCCGCCCGTCGGGGGCGAAGTTCCCGACCGCCGTGCAGCTTGCCCGTGAGTGGATGGCGATGGCCATCAGCGGGGACGCGACGTACGAAGACCTGCTGTACCTGCTGACCTCGGCCATCGGGAACGGCGTCGAAACGACCGGGACCGCGCTGTTCAAGGTGCTGCAGAACACCGTGGACAACGTGGAGTACTTCACCATCCGCAAGGGCGACGCGACCGAAGGCGAACAGACGATGGACGCCGTGGTCGTGGACTTCGGCATCGCGTTCAGCCGCGAGGCGGTGGAACTGTCCGGGTCGATGATTGGTCGGGCGATGACGATGGACGTGGCGCAGCCCGCCCTGTCCTACCTCCCGGTGTCCGCCATTGACCCGAACGACATCTGCGTGTACTGGAACCAGACGAGCGCGGACGG